GCGCGGCGCCATCAGATCCGATCCGCCCTGCGAGTGATACGTCGCCGACGGATTGTTGTCGGGTTTGATGCTCAACGGGAACACGCGGCCGCTGGCGTCAGGCGTGTTGGCGATCTGCGTGCCCGGCGTCTGCAATGGCGGAGATGGCGCGTGGTCGGGCGCCGTGACGTCGCCCTGCACCGGCTGAGGTGGCGCCGGCACGGTCAACGATTGCAACCCTGGCTGCGGCTGCGGCGGTTGAGTGATGTCGTCGACGTGCTGCTGGAGTTGCTGCGCCACCTGGTCACGCGACTGAGCAATTTCGGTAACGGCGCCGCCCGCGGCCTGTTGGGCACCACCGAGGACCTGCAAGGCGGGCTGTTCGACGGGCTGGGTGATCTGCTGGACGTGCTGCTGCAGTTGCTGCAGGATGGCGTCGCGGTCGGGCACCTGGACCTGCGGCGCGGCACTCGTGACGGTGGTGAGCGCTTGCTGCCCGGCGTTGACAAGCCCGTTGACGTGCTGGCGCAACTGCTCGCTCACCGAGTCGCGCAGGTCGTCGAGCAGAATCGTCCCAGGCATGAACGATTACGCCATTCCTGAAGGTGGCAATGGCATGCCGTTCGGCCCGAGAATGGCGGGCGCTGGTGCCGAAGCAACGGGAGGGACGACCACACCAGCAGGCGCCGGCGGCGCAGCGGGTAACGCTGCTGGAACTGGCAGCGCTGGTGCTGGTCCTGGCAAGCCCATTGCTGCTCCTGGCGCTAGTGCTGCTTGTGCGTTAGCCGCAAACGCCTGCATGTCTGCCCCCGGCCGAGGTGGCGGATTCACGCCTGGCGCACTGCTCGGCGGCTGCACGCCGATGCGCTTGGCGACGTCCAGGAACTGCTGGGGGTCGCGCTTCGCTTCAGCCTGCAGCCACTGGCGGTCATTGCTCTGATACTTGGAGCGGTACAGGTCGTCGATCTGCTGGTTGCTGACCTGCGCCATGTCGGGATGGTTCTTGTTCTCGCCAAACACGCCGGTGGCAATGCTGGACGCGTCGCGGTGGATCTCGTTGGTGATCTCCTGCTGGAGCGCGACGATCTCGTTCTGCTTCGCCGAGGTCGCCACTTAGCCTCCGCCCGGCTGTTGTGCGCCCTGCACGACCTGCTGGTAGGGCGGCGGTCCGACGCCGGCGCCATTCGGTGCCGCGGCCAGCGCGCCCAGGTCGGGAACCCCACCCGCCCCAGGTCCCCCGCCCTCGAAGACGCCCGGCTGCGGCTGCTGCCCCGGCGGCCCGCCCGGTGGCAACCCAGGAGGGGTGGCTCCACCGAGTTGGCCGCCGAGTGCCATCTGCTCGGCGTCCTGCGCCTTCTGGAGCATGTCGCCGCGGCCGGCTTCCATGAACACCTCGGCGTCCAGCCATTTTTCGTACGCCGGGCTCGAGCGAATGCGGTCACGCGCAATGCTGCGACGGATCTCGTCGGGGTTGTCGCCCAGGTAGGTGACCGCTTCATCCTTGCCGTACGTGCCAGCGGCGAGCCGCTCGTGTGCATACCTGGCCATGATCATCTCGTCCGTCGGGAGCTGGGCCTGCACCTCCCACTTGATCCGCATCGGGCGCTCGAGGTCCTTCGGCCCGAAGCCGATGAACTCGGCGGCGGCCTTGCCCGAGCCGACGTCGACACCGCCCGAGAACACGTAGACCTTCTCGTTGGCGCGGTCGCGGATCAGGGCCCACAGTTTCTCGGTCTGGCCCTTGAGCAACGATTCGATGCCGTGTCGAACCGGGCCCACTCGAGTACGCGAGTAGCTCAGGACCTGGCTGATGGCGAAGCCGGCGCCTTCCATGCCTGAGAGCGTGGTCACCCTGGGTGACTCGAGGTCGCGAATGGCGCCGTCGATGAGTGCCATGTGCTTTTCGAGCGTGGCCGCGTCCGGGTACTGGATGCGCTGCAACTGGCGACCAGGCGGCAGGTTCAGGATCTCGCCAGGGTGGACCGTGGTGTCGGTTTCCTTGGGTAGCCCGTCGTCGCCGATGATGGCCGCGGCTGGCGTCTCGCCGTACGTGACGAGCGGGCTGAGCAGGTCCCGAGCGACGTATTGGGCGTGCATAGCCCGCAGGTACTGGCGGTACTGCACGAGCCAGAGTTTGGTCCTGCCGATGCCCCAGCCGACTTTGCGGTTGCGCCACCAGTTCATCGTCAAGCCTGGCGCGTAGTCGTAGGGCACGCCGAACGGGTATTTGTGCTTGAACTGCTTGACGATGTAGCCCGTTTTGTCGCCGTTGTAATTCTGGCCGCAGATGGCGTAGCTGACCCAGGTGTCGTCCCAGTGCTCGACGTAGGTCACCGTCGACAGCACGTTGCGTGAGGCTTCGATGATGTTCTGGGACTGGCCCAATTCTTCGGGCACGATGTCGCCGCGGCTATCGCGCGCCAGCCGGTACCGCCTGAACGCCGACCGCATGGGCATCTCGGAGACTTCGAGCACCTCGCACAGGTAGCCGTTGGACCACTGCGGGTAGATTTTCCGCGGGTCAACGTACGCCCACACGAACGGTGGCCCGGCGCGCTTCTTGGCCTCTTCGGTTTGCTTGTCGTACGCCGTGTACGCCTCGGTCGAGTCGCCTGATTTTGGCGACGGGATGCCGTATCGCTCCGACCAGAGATCACTCTGCCACAGGATCTTGGCCCAGCCGCCGCCGTCGTTCAGCGTCGCGTCGGTGACCTGGGTCATCGTGTCCGAGCCGGGCTCGCGCGTGCCGCACTCCCAGAACGTTTCCTCGGTGAAGTGCTCGAGCTTGCTGGCGACGGTCTGCGCCGTGTCGCCCTCGCCGCCAACGATGCTGAGTTTCGGGCGCTCGAGCGTCAGGATCGCCGTCTGCTGGAAAGCCTCTTCGGTGATGTCCGGGTCGCGCGGGTCGACGTGGACGAGCACGTAGTCCTTGTCGGCTTCGCTGAGCGCGGGCCGGCGCATCTCGCGCTGCTCGCGGACCAGGTCGATGTCGTTATCTTGCTGCAGGTAGAGATCGCCGAGCTCGGTCTGGAGCGAGGTCAGATAGGTCGAGTCGGGTGCCTTGAGCTCTTTCTTCGACCGATCGATAGCCATAGCGGACGCGGGTCCACTTTACGCCATCTCAGCGGCGGCCATTCGCGAAGGCGTAGCTCGAGCGCGCCGGCACCGGGTGCTCCTCGCGCTGGGCGCCCAGGTAGGCCAGGCCCAGCGCAATCACCGTGTCGTCGTGCTGCCCGCTTGGCGCGCCGTACCGCAACATCCCGCTTGGCAGGACCTGTGCTTCATAGCCCAGGAGCTCGCTCTGCTGGACAGCGTCGTCCAGCAGGGTGAGGTCGCCCCGTTCGATGGCAAGCCCTAGACTCTGCACGAGCGCGGCCTTGCTGGCGTTGGTGGCCTCCCAGGCCCACACTGGCAGGGCCGCTCTTGCCCTGCCCAGGAGCCGCGCATAGCCCGTCTGCAAGCGTTCGGTCAGCGGGCCGCCCATGCTGTTGTGCTCGGCCACGACCAGGACCGGGTGGTACACCTCGCACCAGCGATGCAGGCGTTCGGTCTGGAGCTCGTAGTCGATCTCCGAGAAGCGATCGAGCGCGACCTGCTCCATCATGGTCGCGTCGATCACGCTGATCGCGGTGAAGTCGTTGGTCCGCCCCCAGTCCACACCGATCACGTATTGATGACCGCGCGCCGGCTCCGCCGGCTGGAGTCGGGAGACCGCGTCGACGCCGCGGAACACCCCGCCGCCCTCCAGTTGGAGGAACATGGCGTTGTATTCCTGCGCCCACGCGCGCTCCGGTAATTCCTTTTGCGCCGCCACCAGTTCCTCAGTCCGAATGAACGGATTGACGCTCGTCGGCATCTGCCAGGATGCCCACTCCAGTTGGAGCGGGTCTTGCCCGAGTTGGTACAGCGTGTGAAAATCATTCAAGCCGCGCGGAGTGGACATGAACCACGCACCACCGGATAAGTCGGTCAATGTCGGGCGGAGTGCAAGTTGCCAGATGTCCAGCAGGTCGCGCACCATCGCCGCCTCGTCCACCACGATCAGACCGTATCTTCGACCGCGGGCCGGGTTCGGGTCGTCCAGACTCCAGCAATCCAATACGCCACCACCCAGGAGCTCGATGCGATGATCCTGCTCGGACTTGATGACGGTGACGGGCTCGAGCAGGTTCCGGACTTCCCGCCAGAACTCGCCCAGGAGTTTGTACGTCGGCGCAAAGTAGCCCACTGGTTGGCGGCGCTGCAGCGCGCGCATGACGAGCACGTGCTGCGCGAGGGTGCTCTTGCCGGCTCGACGCCCGAGTGCGACCACGTTGTAGCGGCGCGCCTCCTCGAGCAACTGCTGCTGAGTGGCGTGCGGCTCGGGGAGCTGGATGCGGATAGTCGGCATTAGCTTTCGGGTTGATCCAACTCGAGTGTGCGTCTGACGAGCTCAATCTCGAGCGTCACCCGGCCGTCCTGCTGGATTTTCTCGGTCGCCTTGTAGCCCGCGCGGTCGAGAATGTCGCGGGCCGCGGCGAGCGCGAGTTGCGGGTTGTCGTCGTCGTCGATCGCTTTGGCAATGCGATTGAGTGACGGGTCAACCAGGTCGCGGATGCGCTGCTCGGCGCTGAGTCTGACCTGGGGCGCCCGTCCGCCATGCACGACGCACACACGCCCGCCGCGGATAGCGTGCTGCTGGCACGGGTCGCCATTGGTGCGATGCGCCGCGCAAATCGTCATGGGTGTCGCGTGTGATAGGTCACGCGGCCTCGATCCAGTGGCCCGAGACGCGGTCCCAGCGTCGGAACGTACGCGGCGGCTGCTGCCTGGGGCGTATGGGCAAGCGTTCGCGTTCGTCCATCGCGGCGAAGCATGCGGCCAACCCTGCCAGCACGTCCAGCCCTGCGAGAATGTCTTGCCTTTCGAGTTCGTCTTCCGTCACTGCTTGAGCCAACGAAACAAGCGACTCGCCAGGACGCCGCCGAGCAGGCTCACGCCGGTCCACGCGCCGAGCGCGAGGAGCGCCCACATCCACCAGTCCATCTCTCCAGACCTCCACATGAACGCCACGTCAGCGCCGGCCACCGCGGCACGCCGGGCAGGGAAAGACTTTGCCGAAGTCCGGGTGGTCGATATCGACGTCGTGACGCACGAAGTATTTGCCGCGGCACACGTCGCAATCGCCGAGCACCAGGTTCTGGCGGACGGGCAGCAGCGGTTCTTTGACGATGCCGGCGTGCTTGACCTGGTCAGTTTG